TGAAATACCGGGTAAGACTACATTCAATGGAACTGGTGTAGTATCACCGGCTATGAATGTAATTGTAACGTCTGGTTTCATAAATAGATACGAAAATGGACAATGGGAGGCATATGCTGATAATACAATTAACGGTAGTAACGACTTAAGATTTTCAGATGATGGAAGTGTTATATTAGAAGTTGGAACAGGAATTTGGAAATGGGATGGGTCTGACTATGTACACACATCCATCTCAGGAGTAGTTGGATTGTCTAGAGATGGCAATTTTTATATAAATGAACCTTCTCAAACTGGGCCAAATATCGAAATAAGAAATGTAAGTACAAACGCTCGTTTAGGTGGTGTTATAGTTAAACCATCTAATACAGCGGTATCTGAAGCTCATTTATCACAAGATGGATCAAAGCTTTTATTCGTTATAAACGATGTGTTGTATGTGTATCAACACACATCTGACTGGCTTCGTTATGGACAAGATGTAGGTCTATACGAAACTGGTAAAATAACATTTACAAAAAATGGAAACAGTTTTTTTATATATAACGTTAACGAACGATATGATATATCTGTAACACCCGTTAAACAGGGTGTAGGATATCTGTATGTATATGACACAACAACAACACAATGGGTTAAGGTATTTCGTTACACGGGGGCAGGGGGTACATTTTCTTTTGTAAACGACACAAATTTAAAGATTTTTGTTAAACGAAGCAACAGTATAACGGATGCTATTACCCTCAAGGAATTAACACGATCAGTCGAAGGATATGATGAAGTAGTTGTAAAAAGTATAGAAAATATCGTTGATTCTGGAAGTAATGTATTTGGTGGCGGATACCAAAGTTTAGTTAGTCAAACAGTGGATGCCGTTTTATTTAATGAAAATACTACATATGCCACGAACAACACAGACTTTTTACAAGTTGGACCAGCGGATGAACTCGAAATATCAAACAATGGGATAGTTACATGTGTTTTATTTAACGTTCTTGGTCAATTACGTGTGTATAAGAGGTTGACAGATACAAGTTCATTTGATCGAATGAATTTTGAAGGAACAGCGGGTCTGACTGTAGGTAGTATTACCTTTTCTAAATCGACTCTTTCTCCAACCGGGCGTTACTTGGCAGTTGAAGATCGTGTAGCCGGTAAGGTCTATATATACGAAATCTTTACTAACGACTTTAGAAATATTCAGTATGTAGAAGGAACACCGCCCGTACCTAATACTATGGCATTCGTTTCTCTAACATCATTAGAGGGTATAAAATTCTATGACGATGAATCAAAAATAATTTTATTTGGTGGCAATGAAGTTAAAATATTTGATCTATCTTCAACGATGCCATTGTCGCAAACAATCACAGACAACTCTACTCCATCGTTTAATCATCCAATAGTTTCTGTTTCAAAAGATATCAATAGGTTTATCAAATATGATTCAACTGGAAATATAGTTAAAATTATGACCATTAATGAAAATGGTTCAATAGTTTCGAGTTTGCCTATAGTACCATTGACTCAAGTGATCGCATTTGACTTGAGTAAAGATGGAACATTAGCAGCGTTCGTAACATCTGGTTTTACTTATATTTACTCATATGACGGTTTTGGTTGGAGACAGAAATCATCATTGTTTGTCGGTATTCAAACCTTCACAAAATTCCATATGAGTGACGATGGGAATACACTTACATATGTAAAAAGTGAAACTGTACCAAATCTCACAATCATTGAGTTGTATCAGTATATAAATAACTCATGGTCACGTATCCATCAAGAAAATGACAATAGTACAGCAGGTACTTTAGGAGTTGGTGCTGTATCATTTAACAATCAGTATTTGTATTCCTTGCGGTCGCACCCCACATATGTTCGGCGTTCTACCCGTGTCAAAAAAATAAATAAACAACAAACTGTATCTATTGTTGGTGTAGATCAAGACATATCTCAAGTTTATCAAAAACAAATCAAATCGTGTAAACTTTCGTTAGAAGTTGTATTTTTAGACAAATATGAACGGGCCATCATAAAGAACAAAGGAAAGGATTACGTTATATCTCAACTACAACATAACCAATTTTTGGCACCCAAATCTATCGAATCACACAAGTTTAGAACCTCGTTTCTAAATCCAGTAAAAGAATTATACTTCATTGTAAAGCGTGTAAATAACGAACAGTATTTAGATTTTGTATCACCATTTGATTACGACAACGATAAAATCACCAGTGAAAACAAACTGATTTTTTATGAAAATCTAAAGAGTCTAGAGTTCAAATTAAACGACACACAAGTATTAGATCAGGATACAGGCAACTTCGCATTCCTCAAGGCTATACAACCAGCTATCCATCATTCCAAGACACCACTTATAAGGCGATTCTACACATACAGTTTCTGCATGGAACCTGAACAACATTTCCCAACGGGACAGGTGAATTTCAGTCTTATAAATAACCAGCTTTTCACGTTCAACTTGACAGATAATACAACAAGTGATAGACACGTCGATATATACGCTTTAAGCTACAACATACTTAGATTAGATAAAGGTATGATGCGAGTAATGTTTAATACGACATGAACATGCAAACAGGTTTTGGTGATTCGGGTGACAATATGGCCGAACAGTATATCAATACAATGATGAACATTGTCACACCCGTATTGGAAAAATCCATGGTGTTGGCTTGTGAATATGCGAAAGCTTGTGGGAGAGATATTGTACTCCCAGAAGATATCGAATATGCAAGTAAGTACTGTGCCATGTACACAGTTGGGGAGGATATCGGAACTATATTCCCTGAAATTTACAACGAAGATGACGAGGATGAAGAAGAGGAAGATGACATCATTGAAGAAGTCGACGAACAGGACTGTCCACCATTCACAAGGTACTCTGGTACAGAAGAAAGATTCAAACACATCAATGAAGCTTATGACAGATGGAATTCGTGGCAGCCTCAAAATCCGACAGAAGTCATGTTAAAAAATGCTATTAATAGTAATGGACCCAGTGGGGTGGACTAATAATGAATTTAAGGTTATAGATGGTGACTCAGAATCAGACAGTGATTCGGATTCTGACACTGAGTCGGAAGAAAACAATCAGGGGACTAAGGGTTATTCTACACAAAAGTACAAGAAAATCCTAGATGAGGTTGAATTGTTACCAGAATAATTTTCTATACTTACAGTAAATGTCTACCGCCGCTCTCGAAACTGTTCAGGTTCTCACCAAGGAGCTCCAATCTCAGTCTCTCAACTCCGTCGTCGCGGGTTTCTCCTTCGCGGCTGCCATCTCGTGGCTTGATCTCGTTCGTTGGGCTATCAACCAGATTGTCCGCGTCCAGAAGAACGGCGGCCTCCACTACGGTCTCACCGCTCTGTTCACGACTCTCCTCTCCGTCGTTGTGTACCTTGTGATCTCCCGCTTCTCCCCCGGTGTGAAGAAGCCCATCGCTCCCGTGTACGCTGTCACCCGCTAAGCTTTCTTACGTGTGATGACCAGAGTAAGCACACCAAAAAATAAAATTATAGAAATCAAGACATATTGTTTCCATCTATACGGATCCTCAAAATCGGGGATGCTTATAGGCGGTGGTAAAACCCCAACATCTGGTGCAGTGTGCTTGGAGAGTGATTTAAACTTTCCAGTGTTACATTCAACCTGAAACTTCAGGATGTGATCCTGATATCTAAAGTCGTAAGGAATAAGACGTCCGTGACTCATATAGAAAAATTGAATTCGAATGTCTTTAATCATTTTTTGACTTCCAGAATGAAACTTGTGCTCAACTACGTCGTCAGCACCATTAAAATTTATAAAGTCTGAACCATCGAGAAGTATATGGCCTGTGTAGAAGGGTGTAGATGTGTAGACAGTTTGTGTAAATTCGTCAGAACCAGTCGAGATCTTTAAAACAAGAGAATTTGGACCATTTAAATTTGCTGCACCAAATTTGGCGTTAGTTGCATTCGATATCTCAATGTCTTCCGGGGGTGCACCAAGGATTTGATGAAGTGTTGTACGAGACGCACTACTATCATCGTATCCATTCTCACCTGTCCTAAATCTGAGTATTACTTTACTTATACCCTGACCAGTACCAATAGGTTGAGGTGCACCAGTTGAGAACTTATTATTTAATGCATCATATGACATGTTCAGGGTTATTGAACCCCCAATGTCATTAAACAAAGCAGCTATACCAGGTCCATCATAGTTTCCAGGGGTAAAATTTATCCCATTATCTGTTTGCACAGTTCCACCCACGTAATGTACATCATAAGTTAGTTTACGATTTGACTCACAAATCAAAAATTGTGGAGTAGGAATACGAGCAGACACAAGTTTGAAATTTGTAATGTCGTAAATTGGGTTCTCCAAGGTAACCGTATAATCGTTCAAGTTGGAGGAGTATATATTCGAGTCGCGCTGACTACTATCGATTTCTAAAGTATGGACCTCCATTAAAATTTGCGTATAAAATTTTAATGGGTGTTTTGATTTATATATTTATGATTAATTGATGGTCTTGCTGAAAGGATTGTTCGCAAGTTGGTTCTTAGCTATGTCTAACCCGTTACCCGTCACACGAGGATTGATATTACCCTTGTAGGGGTTAAGCTCGGTGTACTGATTCTTTTTGTAGTGTTGCATCCATCCACCATTGGCACCACCTGTGCGTCCGTCAATGCGAGTCTTGTCATGGCGAATTGTGGTAAGAGCACCGTGCTGATTAACAGGCTTCTCACGAACATTCATACGACCAGGATTTCCGCTCCTATTTGGTTTGGAACGACGTTCATCGGGGCGAATACCATACGCAAACTGCTGATTAACACTGTAGCCAGTATTGTCCATACCCTCACTATTCAACATAGCAGCGGGTGCCTCAGTGTAACCACCATAGAAGTTGGAGATGCCAGGAGCTGGATTGTTCACATGCATAAATTGTGTATCATGTACATCACCCTTGTTGCGTGTAGGAAGTTGTGGTACAGATTGGGCAGGAATGAAACGCTTCCCAGGTGTTTTATCGAGGCCATCGGCTCGGTGGCCTGTTTGAGACCTGTTGGTAGTTCGCATAGCCTTTTGATGAGAAGCACGTGGGACTGCACCACTCATTCCCTGAGCACGACCAAATACAGGTGGACGACGCTCGGGAAGATACGCGGTTTTTTCGGGTTGATTATGAGTTAATTCACCAATTTCCGCTCGTCGGCCACCCTTAATATCAACGGCGGGACCCGAACGACCAGGTAATGTTGTGAGACGGTAGGCTCCTGTATTTACAGGGTTGACACGGAAAAGTTGCTGATAACCACCAGCCGACTCAACGTTTGCTCCAACACCCAAACCTGGACCAACGAGCTTCTGTTCAATAGGCGAAAGATTATTCATACGACCCTGATCATAGAGACGACCACGCATATCTAAAAGCTCTTGACCACCTGTGCGACTTTGAGGGGCGATAACAGAAAAGGAATCGACTTCAGTCTTCCTATCTTGAAAAGGGTCACTGAACTCGATTTCTTCGAACTCAGTTTCAAATAGTTCTGGCTCCTCTTCAACAACTTTTTTAGGTTGTTCTGGAACTTCGCTAAGTTTTCGACCAGCGTAGATTAGACCGGCAACTGCCATCACAGAAACAGGATCTGCCATTCTTACTTGAAACCAATATTATTTTTACTGTGGTAAATACCTTTGATTAAACATACTATTTTGGATGTAAGCACGTGTGCTGAGAGGTTCATAAGTCCTGGTACGAAGAGGAACCTTGCACGCAGTATTGTTGATAGGAAAGTAACCACTCTCATGGGGAGTGACTACAACCTTGTTAAAACGAGTCGTGGCTTGGGGACGAAG